TATTTAGTTTTTAAAGGCGCAGATATAACAGCAGATAATAATTATGCAGTGCGTTGGGCTTCTAAAAATGGACATTTAGAAATAGTTAAATATTTAGTTAGTAAAGGCGCTACATTATAATTTATTTGATGCTGATATGAGTGTGATAATATCTGTTCCAGAAATTCCAATCAAAAATAAAAAACAATTATTTATTTTTAATATTCGATGTTGTCCATAATATTGATCAATCAATTTTTTGATATATTTGATGTTTCACTATTAATGTTGTGTACAAAATTCAAAAGTTCATTGTCCATATCAATCGTAAGCCGCATATCGATGTTGAGATCAAAGAAATTCAAAAATAATTTATCATCAATTGCGCAACTTTTAAAATCAATACAATTGATTATTGGCTCATTATATATACATTCGTGTGTAACAGTATTGCTAATGGGTTGTTGGTTTTGTCCAATATCATGCTCATCGCACAAAATAGGCATCATATTTCTGTCATTGTCTTCTTCCGAATGACATTCACAATTATAGTCAGAATAGGTGTCGCAACACACACAGATTGTATTATTACCGTTATCCGAGTCCATTAAAATTGTTTGTGTGAATTTGTTATTTTTAGAATTTAACATGAGATTTATATTTAAATAACCAACAGATGGGTCTATATATATTTGGTTGTTGCCTAATTGAGATGTTGACATTTTTTGGAGTTTGAATTTATTGTTTTTTTGGATTGTTTATATTCTATTACATATAATTATACGTTCAATTTCTATTTAGATAGTAACGAGATAACATATATTAAATATGTCGCATTACGAGAAATATATAAACTTGTTCGTCAAAAAACTCGAATCTATTTTTGAATTAATGAAAGCAACATTAGAAGAAGGAAAGAAAAAAGAAGCTCTTGTGAACACTACCAAAAAAGCCAAGATATTATATTCAACTAACATGTTTTTACCTGTCAATGTAGTTGGTCCCATGATTTATAAATTTCGCACAAAGATTAAAAACAACGACAGAACTTATGTATCTGATATGGATAAATATGTAAATGAAAAATTGAGTAAAGAAAATTTCGAACTGTATGGATGGATAGTTGAATATTTGAAAGATGCGTATAAAAATTCCAATAAAAAAACACAAGACGAAATCCATAATTCTGTTAAATACTTGAATTGGTATTATATCAATTACAAGTCACCCAAAGAATTAGTGACGATCACATCAAAATAAAACTCTTTTAAAAACAATTAATTAATATACAGTATATAAAGTCATTTAATTTTACATAATGCCAAAAGGAGTAAAAATTAGAATAAAAAAACAAAAAATAGGTGGTTCCAAATATTTTGACAATACTGCTGTTGAAGAATTTGGAAATCTGTTCAATATCGACAGAGATAAACCACTAGATACTGATATTTTATTTAACAAGTTCTCTGATCTTTTAGTTGAACTTCGCCGATTTCGTATGTTTTTAAAGGATGGTTTGTTGAATGGTTCGTTGTTCAAATTTCTTAAAAAACAGACGACATTTAACGTCAATATTACAATGGTACTTGATTTTATAGAACAATTAGATTCAGAAATAAAGAAAGACGTACCTCTCAACATATTTAAATCTCCATCGATCAAAGCTGAAGAACAAAAAAGATATTACACATTAAAAGATTCTAAAGTAGTTGAATCTATTTTAAGTGTGTGTCACAATTTAATAAATCATAGATCAAATTTGGAAAAAACCAAAAATATATATTTTGTCAACGATATACCTTCTGAATTTATTGCATTAGCTCCAATAACAAACATAGATTTCAAAGCACTATGGGCAGATGAGTTTTTCAGTGTAAAATTAAAAAAAGTTTCGTTGTTGATGATGAAAATTTTATTACAGAAATCTTATGCAATTTACAAGATTGTATCAACACCTGATATTGACGTCAAGAAATTTACTGAAACTATAACCGGATCTATTTTAACATTAAAACGTAGAATTAGAGGATGTGATGACGCATTTAATGAAATTGCACGTTCCGTTAATTTATTTGAAGACAATTTTTCTAATTATTATCGAGATTTTGTAGGAACAGAACAATCTAATCCAAGTGTCATGATTGATAATTTTGTCCGAGATATCATAAACAAACATGAAGGCAAAAAACAAAAACGCCTTATTATGCAATTTGGTCGTATTGTGAGATATATAAAACAACAATATCAGAAAAATAGAGCAATGATGCCAGCGAAAAAAAGACAAGTCAGTGACACACTGTTCGACTCATTAGAAGGTAAAATGTCAATTATAGATGGAATTTCAGAAAGAGAACAAATATTAACCAAAGCAGAATTAGCAGAAAGTAGAAAAGCTGCCGAAGAAAAGAAATGATCTTGCTGCTTCCTGTTGTTTTCTCCTTTAGAGAAAATCCACCGCAGCGCTCGAGAAATCGATTACATGTAATCGTATTTCCGTGGTGCTAAATCCGAAGGATTTAGCTAATGTATTCGATATCGAAAACACTGCGTGTTTCTTTTTTGTATTGTTGAAAATATTGAACAAAAAAATAGCATCGTGTGAATGATTTCAAATTTCAAACAAAAATTGAATTTATGTGATAATATAATATAATAGTTTAAATTATGAGTTGGCAGATAAAAGAACCTGTTTGTTTTGATGAACCAAACATACACACTACAATAAATGAAACTTCAACTAATATCACAACCATTACAACAGTGACCAGAACTGAGGATTCTATTACTATATCAACTGTAACTATAACAACAACAGAAACAAAAACGATAGAAGTTGATTGGAATTTTAACAAAAATAATAATTAAACTCACAAGTCATTGACTTTATGTTTTTTTTAAAAATAAAAAAATGGCCAATGTGAAGACGAAGTCCCGAAAATAATAAAGGTTCGTCAGAACTGAGAGTTTCCAATACACGTTAAAATTGAATTTATTATTTATGTTATATCAACAATGGCCAAAAAATTAACGTTAGAAGATTGTCAAAAAACAGCTAAAAAAAGAGGTGGAAAGTGTTTATCTGCTCAATATAAAAATGTAAATGCAAAATTATTATGGGAGTGCGAAAAAAACCATAAATGGGAAGCGAAATATTGTAGTGTAAATAACGGAAATAGTTGGTGTCCTGAATGCTCAGGAAAACAAAAACTCACATTAGAAAATTGCCAAATGATAGCTGAAGAAAGAGGTGGAAAATGTATTTCAACAGAATATAAAAATAATAAAACTAAAATGTTGTGGAAATGTGAACGAAACCATTTTTGGGAGACTTCCTTTGGTAGTATAAAAAATAGAAATAGTTGGTGCCCTGAGTGCTCAAAAACACAAAAACTTACATTGGAAGATTGCCAAAAAACTGCTGAAACAAGGGGTGGAAAATGCATTTCAACAGAATATAAAAATAGTAAAACTAAAATGTTGTGGGAATGTGAAAAAAATCATAAATGGAAAGCGAAATATAGTAGTGTAAAAAATAGAAATAGTTGGTGTCTTGAATGCTCAGGGAAACAAAAACATACATTAGAAATTTGTCAAAAAATAGCTGGAGAAAAAGGTGGAAAGTGTTTGTCATCTCAATATAAAAATTCAAACACAAAAATGTTGTGGGAATGCAGAAAAACTCACAAATGGAAAGCGACATTCAGCAACGTAAAAAACAACAATAGTTGGTGTCTTGAATGCTCAGGGAAACAAAAACACACATTAGAAATTTGTCAAAAAATAGCTGAAGGAAGAGGTGGGAAGTGTTTATCAACTCAATACAAAAATAAAGAAATAAAAATGTTGTGGGAATGCCGAAAAAAACATAAATGGGAAACTACATTCGGCAATATAAAAAACCAAAATCAATGGTGCTCTGAATGCGCAGGTAATAAAAAACTCACATTAGAAATTTGTCAAAAAATAGCAGAAAAAAAAAATGGCAAGTGTTTATCAACAGAATACAAAAATATAGACACAAAAATATTGTGGGAATGCGAGAAGGGACATAAATGGGAAGCGATATTTAATTCGATAAAAAATCAAAATAGTTGGTGTCCTGAATGCTTAAATTGCCCGTCTTGCGGTCTCTTTAGATCAATGAAGAAATTATGCTCATATTGTAAGCCTCAAAAGAACAACAAAAATTACAGAAAAACGAAAGAATGGAAAGTTGTAAATTATTTAAGAAAGATGCTTCCAGATTATCCGTTCGTACATAATAAATCTGTGGGAAGTGATTGCACTAAAAATGACAGAGAACATAGCAACGGTCATTTATTCCCTGATATTAGATTTGAATGTGGAAAATATGACATTGTAGTCGAAGTTGATGAATTTAAACACAGAGGCGCAGATTATAAATGTGATGAACGCCGTATGTATGATATAATTGCTAAACTTGGAGTTCCTTGTATATTCATTAGATATAACCCTGATTCTGAGAATAGTGATGAAAAAATATTATTAAAAACAATTAAAAAATATTTAGAATGTGATGATAAAATCTGGAATGAACATGGGTTTTATGTTGAATACTTATTTTACTAAAGTACTTAGATGGAGCAGTAAAATTTATTACTGTTAAAATTTACTCTTTGATCTCGTAAGTAACAAATTACTATTTGGAGTATTTTGAATCACATTATCACTTTTTTTATCTATGCCATAATTTATTATTTTATCTTTGCACAAAACAATTCAATTATAACCGCTGGAATAAAATTCTCTCGGTAACTATAAAGAATAACAATATTCGAATTTAATAATGGGCGCATATTATGGCAAAGAAAAATTGATACCGGATGTTAATGACGGTTTGTCTGTCATGACATCTCAACAGTTACTTGATAGTGACAAAACATCAACCTATACATATTCAACGGCTACAAGTCCTCCTTTTCCAGAATATTCAGACGTGTATTCTCAACCAACGATGAGATCAAAGGGCTCAGTAGTCGATGCGCGCGGCTTACCGTCGATGTTTGGCCCTCCTTATTTGGGTTGTTTTTCGTCCCACGACGATAAGTGTAAACGATATATTCGAAAAAATATTTATCGTTCAGAAGAAGAACTTCCAGGGTATCCTTATCTGTTACAATCTGGTTTCGGTTCTAATTATACACTATTAGTGCCTGATCAACATGATCCAGCCAATTTAGTTTACCCAAATTACAACAGAAAGCAACAAAAAGAAAGGCCAATTAGATTATCATCATTGCGAGAGGGGGATTTACCTTCGACTCATGAAGTTGTTAAGTTTGATGATTGGCATTATTCAGGGAAATTACCAATTAGCAAAAAGGAGTTAAAAACTGGTATGTTTAAACAATTCATTAAAGACACCCAGGGAAAAATAATGACATTCTTTGATGTCCAATCTGATAATTTTCACAACAATGGCAGCAATGGAAAAATGCTTAAGAATTACAGTACAGAAAAGGCTGATTTAATGCTCAACGCTGGTCAATATTCAAACGGGAGTCCCCGTCCTAATCCATTTCCGTTGGCGATTACTGACCGTTATTACGTATCTGGCGATCCAAATATCCCAGCTTATCTTAGGGGATCTAAATCAGCACTCATGGGAACAAGAAATGTTGGAATAAAAGGGAGTACATATGGGACAGGTCATCCAGTCAGTAAACAAGAGTTTATTTATGACCAAAGATATAATTTTCCAATGTATAAAAATTATCCGAGAGCGGACCCTAATTATTATCCTATTCCTGTTATGGAGCGTATGCATAAATCTAAACCGAAACGCGCTCGCGGACAGAAATTAATGTCGAAAAGAGATTTGAAAGGTTATAGAAAAAAACAGGGAAAAGATGGATTCAGAGATAATTATTATATTATTCAGGGACCAAAGTCAAGGTACCCAAATCGTGATATTCCAAATGTGAAACATATATCCACAATTTATGGAACCAGAGACGGATTTTCTACCGGAGAAGACGCTTTATTTAATCAACGAAATTTAAATAGATATAATAAATACGGATGTCAAGACGGTAAACAATGGAATCAACAAACTAATAATGTATGTGCAGCAGGGTGTAATCCTAAGCCTATTGTGAATGACAAAACAATAAAACAAATTCCCAAATTACAAACTCCTAATTTTCCTGTTACATTAAAAAAAGGATTCACATATGCTCCATTAACAGAACCACCGCGTCCATACCGTGATTATGACAGAAGAAATATGCATTTATTTGATACTCCGCCGGATTCATATCCAAATTGGTCGTATACTGGTATTGACGGAGATAATTTGATTGCGAGATGGAGTTCTATTAATTCTAAAAGATCCAAGCAATCTAAAATCTATCGAGGATTTATGGATAAAAATCCAGCTATTAAATATTATGTTAATGAATTAGAAAATGCTTCTCGTTGGAGAGAATGGTGGCATGCAAGCGATCTTAATAAATATAATGAAGCATGGAACCGAGTTTACGACAAGTACTAACGCTAATACTCTGCAGAATCTACTATTCTGGCCAACACATAGTGTTAGGTAACTTGCTGTGCAATGTTTCTTCGCCTCCTCCCGACTGTGTCGATCCGTCGTGTTTTACTGATTACAAAATCGTAGAATTTTTCAATTCAGCTAAAAATATTTATTTGGATTTTGTTTTTGTAGATAAAAATTGAATATACACACTTCATAAAATCAATATGGAAGAATTATTTATATTTACATGTGCATCACATAGGACTACAGTCACCACAAATTACAAAAAACTGCCAAACGTTTCTACGCAAGTATTTCTTGTTTCAGAATGTAAATTAATAGAGAATACTTGTGGGTATTGTTCACAGGAGGTTTATTGTATGGTTTATGTGTGGGACAGAACTATTGGGAAAAATCAAGATATATTTGGAAAAATGTGTTCATTGATGGTCATGGATTATAATAATGTTGATAACCCAGATTGTATAACTGTGAGTTTATGTGCTAACTGTTATAACTATAGTTCCGTTAATAAATTCATATTTGATAAAAAAATTTACAAAAAAACTAACCTTAGACTAAGTTGTGTTTTAGAACAAATGTGTAATATTTGTGAAACAAAAGTATTATCGTCCTACACTGTATTGGCTATTCCTTTATGTTCTGACCAAAAAAATTATTGTAAGGATGACATTTATATTTCAACTCAGAGGATATATGGCAAAAAGAAACCAAATGCAATCAATTGTTATTATATTTTTAAACAACAACGAGAAACTCAACAAAAATTAAGTAGGTTAATTAATTTATTATGTAAAAAAAAAGGAGAAAATATAAAGACAGACATAAAAAAATTATCTAAAACAAAAGAGGATGAAGAAAAAGAACAATATGAAAATTTAATAAAAATCATTAAACAAGAAATTGAACTTTTGGCAAAGAAAACAGAATATACAAAATTGGGTAATTTGCTCGAATTAACAAAGGAAAAGGATCCTTTTGTTTTGAAAGTATTATTAAAAAAAGATTTCAAATATCTGTTGATCAATGATACAACTTAACTATTTTTTTATTATATTTGATATGTTAAAAACACATCATCAAACTTCACTAATTATTTAATTCATACGATTCCAACTGATTAAATTTTCGGTGTTTATCATAATTTATGATGCATATCAAACCAAAAATAACAATAGATAATATTATAATCACCACAATGCAAATCACCACATAAATTTCAGATTTATCCGCACAATCTGTATTTGTAATTAATGTTGAACTACTCGAACTATTTGTATTGCTCGAACTACTTGTATTACTCGAACTATTTGTATTGCTCGAACTACTTGTATTACTCGAACTATTTGTATTACTCGAACTATTTGTATTACTCGAACTACTCGTGTTATTTGAACTACTTGTATTACTTGAACTACTCGTGTTATTTGAACTACTTGTATTACTTGAACTACTCGTGTTATTTGAACTACTCGAACTACTTGACCCACTCGTGTTATTTGAACTACTCGAACTAATGATATTCAAACAATCCCAACGTAAATATTCATCAGTGCAATCACCACAATTTACCATAAATAGGTCATAACCTCCAAAGCATTGTGAATTTTCATGTTCATTATATATTTTTTGATAAGACCTGCCAAATATCATGTGATTTGAAACATCCATTATTTTATAATAATTCTTAGTTTGAGTTACACTGTTAAAATAATAAATACAATTTATGGTGATGGTATGTTCTATGGTAACTGATTCTGAACTTTGACCACAAAATGGCTTAATATTTATGTTTACATTATCTGTCCAAGATAAAATACCATGAGAAAATGTGACAACTGTAAATATCAGAAATAACATCATCTTTATTTTAAATTATAAACTAAATCAATTTTTATCTGAACAATGCGAATTTGTGGTTTGTTTTCAGTATAATAATAAAAAATTATGAGACGCAACAGAAATGTGGTGAACTTAATTTCTGTAAATAAAATTGAATGATTATGTTAAAGTAACACAAATAGTAAATAATAAACATAATGGCATTCAAAACAACAAAAATAACAGAAGAAAAAACTTCAAACCCAAATAACATAAGTATAGTTATAGGATATGTTCGACAATCGCACAATGGGCAACTTACAGCATTCATATTTAAAAATGATCGCAAAACAATTGTTGATATACATCCTGCTAAAGTTAAACCAGGATTATATGCGATAATCACAAATGTTTCTGAAAACGAAACGAGTGATGACACAGTCCCAGCTATTATGGAAATAGATGGACATTATGTATATCTTAATGTTGAATGTGATGATGAAGAAAAATGGAAATATATCGGAGAACCAGTTAAAATAATTCAAATGAAACACACAAAATATGATACTATGCCAAAAGTTAAAAAATTATATGTTACCATGAAACCAACATACAAAAGTTTCGGTGACATAACAGACAATGCAAAAAAATTAATGTCAAAGACCGAAAGTATCAAAAAAACAAACCAAATATTAAAAAAATGTGATAATAACTGTGTATATTATTGTCCAAATGGAGCAATAAAAATTTATGAGACAGAATGGGAATCTGGAGAATGTGAATACACTGATATTTCATATGTTTTGATATTATCTTGTAAAAAATATAAGTTAATGTGTCAATAGGTTCGTTGCCAAACGCATATTGTATTTTTTTACAAGTGATGTTGATAAGATTTTTATTCTGTCTCATAAATTACAAGTTTTCCTTCATGCACAATAATATTGCATTTACTTATAACCAAAAGGTATGTGACAAAACGTTTATTAAGTGGTGACGATTCTGAGATTATATCTACGATGGAATTATTTTGACAAACATTGTATTTTGTGATCATATTTAAAATATAATCAAACAGAGTGTTTGATGTAAACATACTGATATAAAACTTCCACAAATTTTTTGCGGTGATGGTAAGTTTCCATCCTCTTGAAATTATATAATCAATAATTTTATAATTAGATTTTCTAGATGCTAATTCCAGGAATGTGTGATTAAATTCAATGGATGATGATGTATTGCAGTCAAAATAATATTTTAACACTTCAAAATGACCATTTATAATAGCTGAATCAAATATTTGTTTATCGATGAATATTTCACCACGTAATTTAGAGCATAATAATTTTAATATTTTTGAACGATTGTGTTTGAAAGCTAAATTTATATATTCTTCACAAACATTAAATGTGTTTATATTTCTGTCAAATATATATTGTATTACACTGTAATGTCCATTTGTAATTGCACATTTTATCGACCAAATATCAAGTTTATTTATATTTTGCCCCTTTGTAACTAGATATTTGACAATATTAATATGTCCTTCTCTGAAAGCAAAACTCAGTGTCTTATTGCAATTAAAATGACAGCTTATTTTAATTTTATAATTATTTATTATATATCTGACAATACCAAGCTGACCATATTTTGCAGCATCTCTCAATACAATATCAACATTAACACCACAACAAAATCCTTTAGAAATTAAATAACTAACAATTTTTAAATGACCATTTCGAGCTGCATATCGTGTTGGAAGATGCCATTTACAATTTGAAATATTACCTTTACAAACTAAATGTTTGACTAATTGTAAATGACCATTGCGTGAGACCCATTTTAATGCAATATTATCATTCATTGTTACATATTCTTTGTTACAATATACACGTCCGAAAACATCATATATATAAAATAATTCCGGTAAATTCCAAAATTTTAAGAAATTAAAAGTCAATATTGTTCGTATTTTTTGTCGTTTTCTGTTCATTGTTATAATTGAAATATTCAATTTTCACTTGTCTTGCTGCTTCCTGTTGTTTTTGCTGCGCAAAAGCCAACCGCAGCGCCACGAAACAGGAACTGTTTCAGAAACCCAACTCTACGAGTTGGTCTCTTTTTTACAAGCACAATTTTAAATCTCATTATTAAATAGATAGAGACCAACTCGTAGAGTTGGGTCTCACCAACGAAACCCAGGGGGTTTCTGAAACAGTTCCTATTTCGTGGCGCTCCGTTTGACGTTAGTCGCCGAGAAACCGATTACATGTACAGAGATAAATTATAAATAATTTACTCTTGATCGTATTTCCGCAGGCTAACTCAGATCCTAACTCTGCGAGTTAGACAAAATCTTTGATTTTGAGAGAGGAACAAGAAGAATATAATTTAAACACATATATCACAAAGATAAGTAAAAGTAAGCGAATATGAAATTATATAAAATAAATGATAAATATGTCTGTAAATTTACAGAAACAAAACAAGCCGAGAAAGATTATGAATTTATTTGCATACTAGATGTATCGTGGTCTATGGGTGGTGAGGCAAAGCGCATGGTAACAAGAATCATACCAAATATTATGAGAAAGATTGGTAAAAAAGAAGTTACGTTAATAACATTCTCCAATGAATCACAGTTAACTAAAATGAGTATTTCTCAATTAGAAAATATAGTAACTATAAAACAGGGCGGCACCTATATGACACCAGCAATAAAGTTATTATCGAATCACATGAAACAAGGAAAGAGTTATAAAATAATGGTGTTATCCGATGGAGATTTACATGATCAAGAAAATACTGTTTCTGAAATATTAAAAATTAATAATACTGATAAAACCATTAACACTCAAGCGGTGAGATTATATACCAGTAGTTCCCATCCAGATGTTAGAGGATTAGCTGGGATCATGAATTTAAATAATTCTGGGAAAACAAATATGATTGATATCAATGAAACTAATGACAATGAATCAATCATTAACCAAATATCTGGGCTCTATCAGAAAGCATATGTATTAGAATACAAAAATGATATTATTTCTAAAACTCTTTGGGGGAAGCCAACTAACAAATTAACTTTATCGAGTGGAGATTTTATATTTTATACCAGCGTTCCCCCAAAAAATATTTGTGAAATATTAGAATTGAAGGGATCTTCGATGATGACAGAACTAATCGATTATTATATTCAAAAAGTAAAATTACTCAAAATTATTGGAACAGAATCAACCAATGTTGAATTGGCAAATATTATTAAATTATGCAATATATTGGACTTTCATTGTGATGACAATAAGGACATGAAATCGATCACAATGAAGGATAGAATTAAAAAGTTCAGATTAAAAGTCCAACGTAGATCTAAATCGTCATTATATGCGTTGCGTCAAGCATTAAATGACAGCAAAGTTAATAAGTTAAATTCATTGCAACAAGCGAATTATTTGCGAAATGTCCATAAGTCAGTAGCAAGACGTAGTGACAGTGATTTCTCTGTTATAATAAATGAATTAAACTCGTTGTATGAAAATCGCGACGAACTCAAAGATCTTGACGAAGAAAAAGATAATGTTTCGTTTATAAGTCAAGAGGGAACCCTTGAATGGATACGATGTTTAGATGATGTATTGAGCATTGCTAAAGATTTAGAAGTTCATGAAATATTACAGTTAGTGAATATTGTTGGGTTTGGTAGTGACTGTGTCATCAATAATTATCCAAATGCAATGACATTGCGAATAAACGGAATATACAAGTGCTATATTAGTGTTTGTGATATTACTAATAATGTAATCAAAGTACCAGGACAAGCCAATATAACAATCAATTCAGTTATTCCAGTATTTTCTGATATTAGAATTTACAAATATCTTAAGAAATATGCTCCAACATTATTGGAATGTAATTTTAGTGTTGGTATAAGAAGAATGATTGCAAATGTTCCTAAAACAATGTATTACACTATAACGTCAGCAATTTTGTTCTTTATGGGCCAACCATCATCTAACCTCAACAAAAACATCACCAAAGATTTATTGAAAGTTATTAAAAAATCTAAATTAGATTTAACTAAAGATTACGGAGATTTATTATATGACTTAGAAGGGTGTGAATCACATGATTTAATTAAAGTATTATCTTCGGACAACAAGCCAATAATAAGAGCAATTTACTGTCGAGAATATTATTTATATCTTAGAAAACAAAAAATTGACATGGAGAAGTTACTTAATATAAAATATCCAAGTTTATCAGCATTGTTTAAACATGACAAATATAAGAAGAATTTTGATTACAAGATCAATTACAAATATTTAGAATATTTCACACCCAAATATTTACAGAAATTTATGAAAACTGATCACAAATATAACTTTTACAATATTGTGCAAGTCATCATGTTTGGAAAAAACAGAGATAAACTTATAGACGTTGCAAATGAAAAGTTAGCAGAAAAAATGGTTAGAGAATATGTAAACAAATTATATAAAAACGATTTTGATCAAAAGTTAAGTGTCAAACAAATTAACGAAAATAAGATCATGGAACGAGAATTTATGAAGAAATATTGCGAAGAAAAAGATATCAGTAAATGTAGTAAAATGCTTAGCGATGGTATTGATTATAAAGAAAAGACCTTCGTTTTGGAACCAACTCACGTTGTTAATGTATTTGACTGTGTAAAAAACGAAGACAAGTTATTTATGTTAATATCTGGTAATAGTTGTGAAGGCGATAAATTATGGAATAATGGTAATTCAACTGTTCCTAAAAAATTTATAAACAAATTTGATAATGAGGAATACAATAAATTCTTCAAAAGATCACTTCACGGTTATAGAGGCTCAGCCGATTCAGCTAATAGACATGGACATTCTAACGAATTTCCTTCATACTGGGCACTTGGTCACCAAACATTACGAGAAATGCGTGACAATGTTTGCAAAGAAGATTTTGACGACTATATCAGAGAACACTGTCAAGGTAAAGGGTGTTGTAAATGCAACTCGATATTTCTTGCTCCTCTTCTCTGAGTTAACCTGCGGTTAACATCAGACGGAGCGCCAATTGGTGAGACTGCGTCTCTTTTTTTAATTTAATTATATTTCAAAAACTGTGCTTAAACAAAAAAGAGACGCAGTCTCACCAATTGGCGCTCCGTCTGATGTTAACCGCAGGTTAACTCAGAGAAGAGGAGCAAGACAGGAGCAAGATGAGTTTTATATTAAAACTAACTGGATAAATATATAAACACGAATTAATTTTACATGATGGGTTGCCTTTTATCAGTTTTCAAATACTTCAAAAAATATGACGAATACGACGAACTAAAATATAGACGAAAATTCTCTCTCAACAGAAACAATAGATCAATAATATCTGAAACATCAGACGACGAATCATTTGATCAGCCATCATTATCTGATAACAGTGATACCACAATTTCAATGGGTAATAAAAAACATGTGCGATTCGCATTATGATCGTTGGATTAAAAACTGATTTGTATAATATATGCAATGATGATGTATCCTAGAACATTTAAGCGAATTATATTAGTAAAAATAATAACTATTGTACTCAATATTGGTTTAATTGCGGCCGACTTACATTTAATATGTTCTCATTTATATTGGACAATTTTTATAACTGTGCTTTCATATGCATCGTTGTGTGTTATAGAATTTTTATTTGGTAAATCAATGTTCAAGAACAAGAAAAAAACAATTGGATATTTATCATTGTACTTTATAGCAATGATCATTACATACCCAATAACAGAAATATCTCACAAGGCATGCACTGACAAAATATATCTATACATAATACCCGTGGTCAATACAATCATAAGTTTATATTGCGTTTATATGTTATATCAGGCTTCCTTGTGGTATACGAACGGAACAATTATTGAAGATCTGCCAAAATATTATGACAACAATGGTGTTACGGCAAATAACAAAGATGCAATATAATTTATTTGTGTAGAAAAAAGTCGCCCTGATCAGTTATTTTTTTATACCAAGTCCTTTGTCGATTTTTATGTTTGAATTATAATAATATTAATTCTGAAGTTTTTAAACACCATCCTTTTAATTTCTTGTCATTCACTGTGAAATTATACGCTTTGGCAAATAATTTAATTTTAAAGTTCATATTCTTAAAATTGGTTAAATTGCTTAATTCTAGCATCTCATTATCAAATTCATAAAATTTTGGAGGCTTACAGATAAAATATACATCGGTTTCATTTTTTATTGTTATTGGCGATTTCAACAATCCTTCTTTTTTGAATTTTTCTTCAATATTTAATAATTTATTTCCTTCTTCAAGTGCATCACAGTAGATTCTAGAATATTTATCTCTGCCCAATATTTTTACTTTATTCAGTGTAATTGTTGTCATGTTATTGAGTATACTAAGTTCAAATTATATTTTTAATTAAAAAATACATAACTGCTGCATCTACATTCATCCAAGAAATACGATCAAATTCGAAGAATTTGTGATTTACGACTTTGTAATATACATTGCATTATTCGGTTGTCGTAATTATATTACAGATAATATACACAATGTCTGAAATATATTTAGACTATAATGCAACAAGTCCATTATGTAAAGAGACAGCAAAGGAAATGAACAAGTGGTTTGGGGTTTGTTCTAATCCGTCTTCAATGTCGAAATCAGGACAACTTGCCAAGAAAATGATTCAAGAAACTAAAAAATATATACTGCGGCTGTGCAAAGGACAAGGAGAATACCTAGTCGTGTTTACATCCGGTGCATCTGAATCGAACTGTATGGTTATTAAATCAACAATAGAATCTTATCGCCGCATTATTGGATCACGACACAAACCCCACATAATAACCACTGCAGTAGAACATAAATCTATATTAAAATGCTGTTCCATGTTAACCGATAATAATATAGCAGAATTTACATATATTAAACCGAACATCAACGGAAGAATAAATCCTGCAGATATAAAAAAAGCCATCAAGAAAAATACTTGTTTAATTTCTGTTATGTATGTTAACAATGAAACTGGTGTAATAAGTCCAATCAACGAAATCGGCAAAATAGCAAAGAAGAACGGAATACCATTTCACACTGATGCCGTACAGGCTATGGGTAAATGTTCTATTAATATTAATAAAAATAATATAGCCGCTCTATCAGCATCTTGTCATAAGTTTTGTGGACCACCGGGGCTTGGACTATTGATTATAAGCAAGCGATTTATTAAAGCGTATGACCTTAAAGGACAGATTGCAGGTACTCAACAATATGGTTTGCGAGGTGGAACTGAAAATGTACCTGCAATTGCTGGTGTGACACCTGCTCTAAAGAAAAAATATAACAACAGAGTTAAAAAGAACAAAAAGTTATTACGTTTAAAAATATATTTGTTTACAAAATTAAAACAAATGGGAGCAACATTACTGACATTGAACCAATATAAATCAATATCAAAAATAAAAATTCCAAAAAAAATCAAATACTGGATTATTATTTTGGGCGCCTGTGAGAAAACTATGACCAAAGGAATAATGCCCAATACTATTCTGTTATCAATAGTTAAACCGAAAATATGCAATGTAAAGCTCAGAAAATATTTGATGAAGAATAAAATTGTAGTATCTATTGGATCAGCATGTAATACTGGGTCTAAAAAAGCATCTCACGTACTTTATGCGATGGATCCTAAAATGTCTAATGAAGTCAAATCTGGAGTTATTCGTGTTAGTATGGGAGATAAGACGACAGTAAACGACATAAATACGTTTGTGAAAAAATTACAAACGTTTATGTCAAAGAAATGATCAATTTCGGATCATGTTAAAATTGAACAAAATATAATATTTTAATGAACACAACAATAAAAAATAAAGAAAACTTGGAATTAGGAATATCAGAATATCATGATAATATATCCGCTGTTATACCTGTAAAAAGAGACATATCATGGATAATTTTTAAATTAATTGTGTTTACATTGGTGCTTGTTATTGTTGTAACATTCATATTATTATTAACATATGAAGAAGATTTCGGATCATGTGGAATAAATAAACAGTGTGAGATAGTTTATCAAATATTTGGATGGAGCATAGTAATACTGGTTGGCCCGCCAACGCTCTGGATGACATATGATAAAACTAAAGCTCACTGTAGGGTTGAAATGGGAGATTTTTAATCGTTAATACAATTTGAACAAATTTTTTTATGTATAATGAATCTCAAACGAAAAATACAAACCATATTCACTTTAAATTTCATAGAATTTTATAATTCTCCTGAATTATTTTACGAATATGGAGTTTTTAAACAAGTTTATTGTTGTAAAATATATATAACGGCTGATAATAATTTTGCTGTACGTTGGGCT